ATTTCTCAACATGTCTCTGAAGAAAATGACAGACTGCAAGCACAACGTAGATAAGGGTATCATAAATGACTACTACACAAAAAGAATATAATAAATTAAGTGATAGTGAAAAGAAAAAAGAAGATTGGATGAACGCTAAATGGCGTCCAATGATGGGTTGGATTTATATGCTAACCTGTGTGACGGACTTCATTATTTTTCCTGTATTATGGTCTATACTACAAGCCTCTCTGAAACAACCTGTGACTGCATGGCAACCAATCACCTTGCAGGGCGCAGGTTTATTTCACCTTTCTATGGGTGCTATTATTGGCGTTGCGGCTTTTGGACGTACACAAGAAAAACTAGCAGGAGCAAACAATGGCGGAATGCAACCCGTTGGACAAAGCGTCACAACAACATATGGCTCTCCGTCAGCAGGCGGATTCGGCGCATCCAACAGTTTTGGCTCACCAACATCAAATAGCTTTGGTAGCAGTCCAGGCTTTGGAGCATCAACGTCTAGCTTTGGTGCAACGTCAAAACCCGCAACTGGAAAATCAGCAAGATTTGCAGAAGCCGATCCAGACTCTGTGTTTGACAGAGGATAATAATGGCACTTAACAACTATGGCAGGGCATTAGGACAACTCGCACAAGAATCTGTTAAAGGTTCTGTGAAGGGGTTCGCAATGGGCATTAAAGGTGCCGCATTGAATGAAATGCCAGGACTTACTGCTATGTACGGACTTAGCAGAGAAGTCAAAAATCGAGCAAACAAGTTGAGTGATGCATCTATGGATGGTGCATCAGTAAAGGAACAAAAAACGAACAATGTTATTAGTCTTGAGATGGTTAGACAACTCAGGTCAATCAATAATAATGTTCTACAACAAACACGCCTCTCTGTACTTCAAGCAAACAATGCAAAACAAACTGCAATGTTTGCTGAAGAAGCTGAACGAGAAAAAACACAAAGAGACAAAGAATTACTAGATGCAATCAAAGCACTCAAAGGTGGAGCAGGTGCTACTGGTGTTTTAGGTGCTGGTGGTGCTGGCGCTGGAGGAAAAGGATTTTTAGGATCATTACTTGATTTCGTACAAAATGCGAGATTACTAGAGGCTCTTGGTGGCTTATTAGGTGGCAAATACATTCTCGACAAATTGCGTACACCTGGTGGAGGTGTTCCTACAACTGGAGGACCGGGCGGTAAAGCGCCTTCTCCTACGACTGGTGGGATTCCTCCAACTGGTGGAAATGTGCCTACGACTGGTGGTGGCGGCAAACCACCTCAAGCACCGCCAACAACTGGCGGAGGCAAAGTAATCCCATTCCCTCAAGGTGGACGAGGTGGCACTCCTCCAACTGTTCCTCCAGCTGGTGGTGCAGGTGGCGGACTGTTGAGGGGTGGTGCCGGCATGGCCGCCAGAGGTTTATTGCGTTTTATTCCATATGTTGGTTGGGCATTACTTGCGGCTGAAGTTGGTTATGAAGCATACAAACTTTTTGGCGATCAAGGCGGCCAAGGACCAACACCTCCTAAACCTAAACCTGATGGTGCTAAAAGTAGCAGTACAACACCAATAGTTACTGGAAGTGGTGGGGCTGCCTTTGGATTGTATCCTAAATCTGGCAAACCACCCGAAAAAGGTTCGTTCAATGCGGCCAAAGATAGTCAAGCGGCTTCGGCTGCGATGGAAACGAAAGAGCAAAAACGTGTACGAGGTAAATATGGCGTAGGCGATGCTACAAGAAGATCAACTGTTGGTGCAGTTGGTGAAGATGCTACAAAATTTATTACGGGCAAAGAGGGTTTTAGTGCTACTGCATATAAAGATACTAATAGAATGGCTATTGGTTATGGACGTAATATTACTGATGCAGAAATCAAATCGGGTCAAATTGATTTGGGTAATGGAGAATTTATAAAAGTTTCTGGTGAAGGCGGTAAAGACACTAGAATAACAAAAGAACAAGCGGATAAATTATTCTCTAAAGATTTGGCAAGATATGAGTCTGTTGTTATTCGTGCTATCGGACAAGAAGCATATAATAAATTATCGCAAAATCAAAAGACTGCAATTCTAAGTTATGTTTATAACACGGGCAAAGTGCCTGATGGTTTCGCTAAAGCAATTAAAGATGGAAATTTAGCAGAGGCGGCCAAATCAATTCGTAATGGTATCGCTACAGCGTCAGGCGAAAAAGATCCAGTAAGAAGAAAACAACTTGAAGACGGCCTCAAGATAAGAAGAAAAAAAGAAGGCGATTTATTTGATACTGCGGGACCCGCAACTTCAGAACAGCGTTCTAGTGCTGTCGTTGCTAAAACGAGTGCACCCATTACTGCACCCATTACTGCATCTGGCGGTGGGAATGAAATGGAATCACAAAATGCCACTTATAGGCCAGCACAGATGGCAAATGGCCTGGCAGTATCAAGATCCATTTCAGCATCAACTGTTACTCCAGTATCAAATGTAGTACCGAACGTGGACGCTGAAATAAGAAAAGCGGCCGGTTCATATACACAAAGAGAAACCGATGCAAATACTCAAAGAGTTCTAAGAGAATTAGGTGGTCAATCAACAGAATCTAGATCATCATCTGGAAGTAAAACTAGAAGTTTCACAGGACCAGTTCAAGTTGAAGATAAAAAAGCAAATGCAATTTTATCAAAACAACTTAAAACATCTACAGTTGTTGCAAGAGAAACTGGTGTCGTTGCTAGGTCCACAACTCCTAGAGAAACACGCAAACAAACTACGTTACTTCAACGTGCAAATCAAACATTCTTAAATCAATTTCAGAGTACAACTCAACGCTTATTAAGTAAAGCAATTTATGATACACTTGTTGTTGGTGCATATGGTAAAGAAGGTTCACGTGGTCTTGTAACTAAACAACAGACACAGGGTGAAGTGTACCGTGGGCAACAAGTAGCAAAGCTGATTAATCTGAACAGAGGAACTGAAAAAGTTCTTACGGGTGTATTCGGTAAGAAAATTGGTAAAGCATATGCGCCAATGGTCGCACAACTTGGTACTGCATATCTTGAGGCTGGCGCAACAAAAGTTGGCCGTCAATTGTTTAGTAGTATTCTTGGTAATGATAAAGATTCTGATGCATTAACTGGACAAATTTTAGGTAACTTTGCAAAAGGTAACAAGCAAGCCGCTACAGAACAATTACTATATGGGCTTACTGGTGTTGCTTCTGGACCTGAAACTATATTTGCTAAGTATGGATTTGGTTCTAGTCAAGCAGGCGCAAACTTCTTAGGCGGTTATGGTGCCGCACAAATTACTGCACCTATTGCCGGAATGTTGGGCGGTAATCAGCCAACATATCGTGGTCCTGATGGAAGAGGAACATATGGTGCTGGCCAGTCTCCAATAATGCAACCTGCAATTCAACAACCTGCAACTCAGCAAGGTGCATATTATACGGGTTTCAATGCAAAAGGTAATCAACAAACCTTTGTAAATCCTGAACACATGAAGTTGGCGATTGAAGGTGACAAAGCGGCTCAGAAAGAATTGCCTCATATAGCAGACGGCACTTGGAAACAATTAGAGCAAGCAAAAGACGATTTAAAAGTAAAAACTGAACAATATCTAGAAGCAAAAGCAGGAACAGCGGAATTTGAAACCGCAAGAGCGGCTAGAGATCAAGCACAAGCACGTTTAACAGAAAGAACAAATGAACTTCTAGAAAAACGACCGACTTCTGTTGGTGGTGGTTCTAGTGCTGGTGGCAACTTCATGTCTAACATGGGGAATTTCGCATTTGATTTAGGCACATCACTTGTTGCAAGTAAGTTAACGCAAAACATTAAGAACCCATATATAAAAGCAATTGCTAATTATGGCATTTCATCTGCGGCAAGTTCATTCATCAAACCAATGATATTTGGTGCACCAGGTGCCGCTGGTGCGGCTGGTGCGGCTGCGGCACCTTCATTGTTTTCAATGGGTAATGCCGCAACGTTAGGTAAAAGTCTGATGCCAGGAAGTGCAGTAGGCTTTGCAGGTACAGCAGGAAATATATTAGCGAATTCAGGATATACAACCGCTGGTAACTTTATGTCCGGTGTTCAATCTGGTCTAAATCTTGCAAGCGGCACGGCTGAAGGTGTTGGTTATGCCGCATCGGGTATGAGTGGATCGTTAGCGTTGGGAGAAAGTGTTGGAAAATTCATGGGTAGTGTCGCACCATATGCTCCGTATGCCGCTGCCGCAATTCAATTACTTAAAGGTGACGTTAAAGGTGCGGCAACAACTGCGGCATTTACATATGCTGGAAAAGCTATCGGTAATTTTTTCTTCCCTGGCGTTGGTGGTATAGTTGGTGGTTTCATCGGATCTATTGTTGGTGGCTTATTTGGAAAGAAGAAAAGCAAACCTCCACCAGTGTCAATCTATAGAGTCATGGGAGTAGTTGCTAATGAGGTTAACGGCATTCAGACTACATTTACCAGTGGGGCTGCCGCTCCAGCTGAGTGGAGTAAATTTGCTGATACCATATTGATGGCTCTATTCAATTCAGCAAAGTTGATGCAACAAATGTCGGGTAAACCTTTGCCATTTGAACACATTGGTATATACTTACATCAAGATAGTGGAATTCAATTGTCTCTACATCAACCTGGTGAACCTTTAAATAATTCAATGACCAAATGGAATAAAAATTTTGGTGCATTGAGTTCATGGAAAGCAGGCACTGGTATTGTTAGTATGATTGAATTTATGCGTGATTGTCTTAAAGAAAATAAAGACGCAATCACAGCAGAAAAACTAGATAAAGCGACAGCAGACTTAAAATCTAAAAGTATTCAAACAATTACTTCTGGTGTACTTAAGGAATTAAAAACTGATGGACAATATGATTTAGCTAAAGGTGTTGGCTATGACCGAGGCACACCAACTGCCACAGGTCGTACAGCAGTAGCTAGAAATACTACGGGCACAGCAAATACGGCCACAGCTAGGACTACCACAGGCACAACAACCTCAGGTGGTGCGGCAAATACTGCGGCCGCCTTGTTAACTAGTGCGGCCTCCATTTCAGCGGCAGCCGATGCAATAACGCCAGGCGCTAAAAACACATCTGCAACTAGTTTAACTTCTTCAGCAGAAACTACAAATATGACTAATAGTGCGCCAATTAATTCTGTTGTTACTGTTGGTGGAAAAACTGAGAATGATAATTCTATGAATGTCACTAATATTAATCAGATGAGCCCAATGAATGATCCATGGAGACAGCCTTCATATAATACGAATTTTCAATTAGTAGCCGCATAAAAAAAGGGGAAGCATTTTACTGCTTCCCCAAAGTCACAAAGGAGATTACGAAATATTAATCTTCAGCCAACTTCTCAAAATAACTTAAATCTTCATCATCATCAACTGAGTCTGCAACTGTAGTTTTCTTAGCAGGTGCTGTCTCAGATTTAGCTGAAGCTGTTACTGGTACGTTAGGTTTGGTGGAGTAATAATTATCTCCAGCAGAACCATCGTCAAGCCCAAGCACTTTATTCAAACGTGCTTTCAACTCATCATAAGACTTGAAGTTCTTCTCACTCAAGAATTCGGACAAGCTAAACTCTTGCTTCCAGATGCGTTCTAAGTCATCTTCATCGCCAGACAAAGGTGCTGGTGATTCAAACTCAGACTTATCATAGTTCTGATAACCTTCAACTTTACGAATCTTCAACTTGAAGTTCGCACCTTCCCAAAGGTCGAATGGGTTGACAGGAGTTTCATCTTCAAACTCAGGGTTCATCAAGTCATTCAACTTGTCGAAAATCTTCTTGCCGAATTTGAACAACTTAACTGTTCCGTCATTGTCAGGATTTGCAGGATCCTTAACAATATAAACGTTTGCGATATACTGCAACTTACGCTTTTGCTTACGTGCAATATCTTTATTAGCGTCAGAACCAGAGTTCCAAAGGATGCTATTGTGTTCAGACACAGGGTCTTTCTTGTTGAGTGTAGTCAACGAATTTTCAATGTACCATCCACCAGGACCTTGGAATGAGTGATTGAAAACTTGAACCCAAGGTACATCCTCGCCTGCGGGTGCGGGAAGAAAACGGATCGTTGCGAAACCGTTACCTGCTTTGTCTACTGTGGGTTTCCAGAAGCGAAGGTCTTCATAAGACTTCTTACCTTCTTCTTTGTTTGTGAGTTTGGAAACTGCGTCTGTGAGTTTTTCCAAATCTTTGGTGCGTGACTTTTTCAAATCTGCGAATGATGCTGATGCCATATTAGTATTTCCTTGTATGTTAAGTATTAAATGTATGTTTTGCTTGTCCACTTTTATCATAATCTACTATAGTATATAGTCTATCATAATTCTCTATAGGTGTCAATAGTCGGCAAACTTTCTTAGGTTTACGCATTACTGCCGACACCGTTACGTCACTACTAATTCTCTGAGTGACTTTTTCATCCTTGCCGTATCGTAATTTAAAAAGGGCTGGTACTTTTTGCATAACTTGCTTACCTCTTTGTAGATTGGATCATGTATCATTGTATCATACCTTTTGACAAATTGCAATAGTGAATTCAATATTGCTAGTGTCTCCAGACTGATTTCTCCTCTTAAGTATTTCTTTATGATTGGTGGATGGTCTCCACCTTTAGCATTAAAAAATTCATTCAGTTCGTTGGCTGACCAACCAGAGATAAAATCCATCTCATTTTTAAATACATACGTCAGAGATTCTTGCCTACGTTTCCATTCTTTGTAGCGTTCTTCACACTCTTCAGACAGAAGTTCTCCGACCCACATTTTTGTGTCGTGCATAAAATTAGAAACTAAAAACTCTTCTAAGTAAGCATCTTTACGATTGCCAAGTTTAGCAAAAAAGATTTTGTCTTTACGTTTCAAAAAAGAATCGTATGTGACATTGACTTTCTTGTTATACTTGAACCAGTCGTAGCTATCTAACGTAAAATGATTTTTAATTCCCAAGTAAACTTTGTATGCGTCTATAGCATCCATCTTCATTGGTTTTCGCAATCTTCATGTGACATATCAATTCTTTCAAATAAAATTAAAAACTGCAACATATCTAAGTTGATTAGATTTTGGAAATCTAATGGTATGATAGTATTTGCCATCAAAACATAAAACTCTTCCAACTTTTGATTTAACTTCTTGCTTTATCTTAAATTTATTTTTTATCTCTGCATAAGAGTCGGGACCATCAATTAAAATTGTTGATGGTTGTGTTCCATCATATTGATTTTCAAAAATAATAGTGTTATTATGATTGCTATCACAATCAACATCATTCAAATAAAATATTGCGACTTTATGCTCATCAGAATTATCAATATGTGGTTCGCCAAATTCAAATAAACTAGTTTCATATGTTACATTTATACATGCTCTAGTAATTTTGTTCAAATCAATTTTATGTTTTTCACAAAATTTTTCTAAAATTTCTTTAAAAAAAGGAAATATTGGAGAACTTTGTTGTAAAGTTTGCCTATGTAACATCACATGAGATAAAAATTTAAATTTTGGTGATGTTGCACTTTGCACATAAAGCGGAAAGTTTGAATTATAAATGATATTTTTATCGATATCATCAATTGACTTTAAATCTATACCTTCATCATCGATTATAATCATAATGATTCAATAGGTAATCTAGCTTTCGGTGCAATCATTTTTAACTTCATCGCTTCGCCCTCAATAGCAGACTTCATGCGAGGTGTAATTAAAGATGCCGCAGTCTCAACTTCAACGTTTTTGATTGTGCAGTATTCAAGAATAGCATCAATCATTGTGATTGGATACTTCTTAACTTGAATCTGTTTAATCTCAGCCTCAAATTCTTTTTGAGTTAAGATTTTAAGATTCATAGAATCGTACTGAGGTGATTCGACCATTTCTGAAATGTCCAAATTGTGTTAGAGTGACTGCTGGTTTAGCAGAACGAAACTTAGGATTACTTACTTCAGCCTCAGACGCATAGTAGCCTGGAGGATAACCACCTCTACGTTGATACGTCTTCATTTCAATTCTTTTCTTCATAATATTCATATTGTAAGTCCTATGGTAACCGATAAAAAATATGTCCTTCGATTTGTGCAACCTTATGCACTTTGTTAATCCAATCTGGCTTAACACTTGTTGCATGAAAGTGTGTTGCACCCTCTAAGAGTTTAATTATATCACTACTTATTGCTTTTGTCAATAACATTTTAGCTACTTCGTATGATTCTTTCCATCGATTGTTGCTTGGTGGCGGAGTGTTTGCGCTTTTGCTATTGTACCAAGAAAACTGATATGGATCAGT